GTTCAAAAATCAAGAGTAAATCAAGATGGCACCAAAAAAAAGAAAACCCGCCGCAAAACCACTAAGCGCCGCAGTAGTAAAAAATCTTAGAGAAAAAGCTAAAAATTCAAGATTTACTTTGACTCAGTTAAAAGCCGTTTATAGACGCGGCCAAGGTGCATATCTTTCAGGTGGTTCAAGAAATGTTTCAATGGCGGCTTGGGCTATGGGTCGCGTGAATAGTTTTATATCGGGTAAGGGTGGCGCAAGAAAAGCTGACGCCGACATATTAAGGAAAAAATAATGCCATATTCAAAGTATTCAGCAAAACAAAAAAGATTGGCCGCTGTTGCACCGCCTAAAAAGAAAATAACTGGCGCTGATCTTGCTAAACTTAGAAAAAAGAAAAAAAAGAAAAAATGAAACTTACAACCCGTCAAAAAAACACTTTAAAAAGGCATCAGGAAACACACGGCCATACAAAGGCGCATATGGATTATATGAAGCGTAAGATGCGCGAAGGAATGAGTTTTACCGATGCTCACAGGCTCGCTATGCGTAAAAAAGGCAAATGACCATAAAAAGGGGCGGCCATACATTTGAACGCGTTGATAAACCGATTAGAACGCCAAATCATCCAAGCGGTAAATCACACGCTGTTGTTATAAAAAAAGGCGATGGCTTTAAATTAATTCGTTTCGGAATGCAAGGCGCAAAAACAAAGCCGCCCAGAAAAGGAGAATCAGAAGCGGATAAAGCAAAAAGAAAAAGTTTTAAGGCTAGACATGCAAAAAATATTGCTAAAGGTAAAACAAGCGCGGCATATTGGGCTGACAAAGTTAAATGGTCTTGATAAGATAGGAAAAATTTAACCCTGCGGGTTTATGTCAGACGAAAACAATCAGGAGCTTGCGGCGCCTGAACAAACAAACGCCAATGAACAAACACAAATTCTATTAAACAGAATAGAAGCATTAGAACGAAAAAATAAAGAAATATTAGACGAAAAGAAAAAACTGCAAAAGGTTGATAAAACTATTCAATCTCTACCCGAAGGAGTAGATGTTCAGGCTTTAATTGATTTTAAGAATAAAGCGGAGCAACAGAAACTTGAAGAACAAGGAAATTACAAAGAAGCAATCCAAAAAAGCGAAGAACAGTTTCGAGAGCGAAGCGCTGCAAAAGATAAAGAAATCGAAGAACTCAAAGCAAGGGTAAGAGAATTAGAACTTGTTTCCCCTGCTATACAGGCTCTTGCAGAGGTTACACACAATCCTAAACTTGTCTTTGATAACTTCTTAAAAGGCCGCACAGAACTTAAAGATGGAAAGCCTGTCGTCATAGATGGTTATGAACGTCACAATGTTACAGAATGGGCAAAAAATTCTTTATCAAAAGATCATGCTTATTTGTTAAAAAATCAGCCCGCAACAGGTTCAGGAGCGCCCGTTGCTAGAACTGGCGGAACTCAAGTAAATACAGGCGAGTTTGACCCTGAAATGATGCGTAGATTGGCAAACGGCGAACATACTGTGGAACATGAAATATTCAAAAAATACGGCAGGGAAGGTTGGCAACGTGCAAAAGAGCTTGCAAAGAATTACAAATAACAGAATTAGGGTTAATATATAAATAACTATTCAAGGCTGCGCTGAGAATGTTAGGGCTGCGCCCATACCGTTAATTATTTTTATAGGAGTCTATCTATGGCGGTTTTACGCTCAGATATTGTAATTCCTGAAATTTTTACGCCATACGTTATCGAACAGACAACGCAACGCGATGCTTTCTTGGCAAGCGGTGTGGTTCAGCCTATGGCGGAGCTAAATGCTACTGAGGGGGGGGACTTCGTGAAGGTGCCTTTTTTCTCAGCGAATCTTTCAGGAGACTTTGAAGTTCTTTCCGATTCTTCATCATTAACACCCGGCAAAATTTCAACCGATCAGCAAATCGGCGTTGTATTACATAGAGGCCGCGCATTTGAGTCTAGAGACTTGGCTGCATTAGCTTCTGGCGCTGACCCAATGGCTGCAATCGGTCAGAAAATCGGTGCTTATATAGCAAACCAAAGACAGAAGGATTTATTCTCTTGTCTTTCAGGTGTATTTGGTTCAATCAATGCAAACGATAGCAATTCAGCTTTCTTTGGCTTAACTGTTGATTCAGAATCAAGCGACACACCAACAGCACTTTCTCCACGCCATATTGCAAGAGCAAGAGCGATTCTTGGAGATCAAGGCGAAAAACTAACAGCTATTGCGGTTCACTCAAAAGTCTTTTATGACTTGGTTGAAAGAAATGTTATTGATCGTATTTACGACAACAACGGCGATGCTGACAGTTCAGCAACTTCTGGTACAACTGCAAACGCTTTCGGTAGCCCATCAGTTCCTACATTTATGGGATTAAGAGTTATCGTTTCTGATGACGTCCCAACCACAGGTTCTGGTTCATCAACTGAATATTCAACATTCGCTTTTACAGCCGGCTCCGTAGCATCGGGCGAACAGGCAGGGTTAACCACAGAAACAGACCGCGACATTCTCGCAAAGTCTGATGCTATGTCAATCGACTTGCATTACACATATCATCCTGTCGGAAGTAAGTGGGCTGTAACAACTACAAATCCAACAAGAAGTCAGCTAGAAACTGTAGGCAACTGGTCGAAGGTCTACGAAACAAAGAACATTGGTATCGTAAGAATTACCAACGTATCTAATCAAGACTAGAGGTAACTAATTATGCCATCTTTATTTGAAGTTAGTGCGGGAAAACTAGCCGGCCCAACTACAGGCGGAACTGTTACTCAAGCAACTAACAAAACAACAGGTGTGACTCTTAACGCAGAGTCAGGTCAGATTACCATGAATGACGCGGCGTTAGGCGCTGCGGCTGAAGCAAGTTTCACAGTTACTAACGATAAAATCGCCGCAACTGATGTTGTCGTTGCTGTTCATGGTTCTGCGGGAACTGCGGGTTCTTACTTGGTAGGAGTTTCAGCAATCGCCGCAGGCTCTTTTGGAATCACAGTTACAAACGTTTCTGGCGGTTCATTGAGCGAAGCAATCGTTATTAATTTTGTAGCTCTTAAAGGTGCTTCAAGTTAATGGGATTATTTGCTTTTAAGCGAATAAGGGAAAAAGAAGCTGCCGTTGTGGTGGCTTCTATTCCTACTAAAACAAAAAAACGTAAATCGAAATCAAAGGTCGAAAATGGCAATCACCATAACAGCAACAGCGGGAAGCGCATCAGCAAATAGTTATTTAACACTTGATGACGCAAACGCGATTATTGAAGGGCTTGTCCTTGATGATGACGTTGCGGCGTGGGATGGTTCGACAACAGATAATAAAAATCGCGCGTTATATACGGCAACTGTCAGAATTGATCGCGAGAGATTTCTTGGAGCAAGGGCAACAGATACGCAGGCTTTACAATGGCCGCGAACAGGAGTCAGAAAACCAGACACATATGTTAACACTTATGCTGTCGGATTTCCTTTTCGCATAACAACGGATTATTTTACAGACACAGAAATTCCAGATCAGGTTAAAAGAGCGCAGGCAATATTAGCTGTTTATTTAAATAATAATAGAAATGGACTTGGCTTATCAGGCTTGGAGGATTATAAAAGAGTAGGCGTTGGCGGTGTCGCTGTTGAACCCGTATTCAGCGGTTCTGTCGGCGCTGATCGCGTTCCGCCATTATTTGAACGCTATTTCACAGGCTTGCGAATAAGTGGGCCGGGTAACATTTCAATCAAAAGGAGTTAATTTTTCATGTACAACGCAGACCCAGATTACGCACTTGGTGGAGAACTTATTACAGACACAGCCGCACACACAGGCAGATTTAAAAGTATTTTTTTCAAAGAAGATACACAGATCAATACGGCTTCACATAATTATTCAGGAAATTCAATTGATTCTGAAACTTTTCTTGCGGGTCAAACTATTTTCGGATTATTCACAAGTATCACTCTATCAAGTGGCGCTTGCATAGCTTATAAGGTCTAATGCCAAACTTCGCGAGCGCCGTCCAAAAAGCAATAAAAAATGTTGCTTCAATACAAGGCTTTGGACAAGATGTAACAGTAAGAACTATTACTGCGGGTTCTTACAATACAACAACAGGCGTTATTTCAGAATCGAACAGCGATGCAACTGTTAAAGCCGTTTTTGAAGATGTAAATATGCGCGAAGTAAATGAACTTATTCAGGCGGAAGATAAAAAAATTACAATATCGGCGGGGGATGTTACAACAAAACCTACGACAAAAGATAAAGTTCTTATTTCAAATATTGTACATAATATTATTCGCGTCCTTACTAAAACATCAGGCGGAACCGATATTTCTTACACCCTTTATTTGAGAACATGAGAAGAATACGCATTGAACAAATCGGGGATTATTCAGAAGAACAAATCAATACTTTGTTATCTGTTGCTGTATTGACGGGAGATCGTATTGTCAAAGAAGGTTCGCCTGTAGATTCTGGAAGGCTTGCTGTTTCTTGGCAGATAGGAGAAAACGCAGAAAGCGGCGCACCCGCAAAGGAAGGCAAATATGGCGCTTCTGGGAAAGGCACAGTCGTAAGACCGCCGAAGCCTTTAAATTATCAACTAGGAAAAGAAAATTTTAGAAAAAAATATCATATTCATAATAATGTTCCATATGCTGAACCTGTTATGTTTGGAACAAGTTTGCCGCCGTCTTGGGGTGGAACATATAGAAGTTTGAAGGGATTGAAGCCAAAACATCTTGATCTGTTGGCAAAAGAACTTGCAAACGAAATTCAAGACCTTTACAAACAAATAAGGGGTAAATAATGGCCGCTATTGATTTAAATACAGTAAGAGCAACAATCGAAGCTAGAGTCGCAACAGAACTTGCCAGTAGCCCCGCAATATCTGTTGTTTTTCATAATATGTCTTTTGATAGTAGCGCCGTAACAACCTTTGTTCAATGCCTTACAACATTCGGCGAAAGTAATTATCTAACACAGGGAAATGCGGACGGATTGAACCGCGTAAATGGAATTGTTGTCTTTAATATCTTTACACCGCAGGGAATAGGTTCGGGTGATAACTACACAATCGGCAAAAGGTTGCGGGATTTATACAATCGAATTACAGTTTCTAATGTGATCTTCGATGCCCCGATTGGGCCGGAGGTCGTAGACAATCCAAATCCAGAAGGTCAATTTCAAACACAATTGCGGATGACCTTTGAAATTTTCGAGGAACTTTAATGGAAATTACAGAAAAAATGCTTGATGCAATCGAAGCTGTAAAAGGTCGCCGTGACCCCGCTTATTGGGATGGACGTTGCAGGCGATATATGGAAAAGCAAGAAAAATTAAAAAAAGATGTAAAAAAAACAATTAAGAGTTAATATATTTATAAATAGATTCTTTTTTTGTTATGGCTATCAAAGGCGATGTTGGAAAAATTATGTTTGAAAATGCGGGCGGCACCGAAGCTGACGTTGGACAAACAAGATCATGGTCTTTGTCCATAACAAAAGACACGATGGAAACAACAAAACAAGGCGATACATTTAAATCGAATATCGGCGGTTTGATAGCGGGCGAAGGTTCAGCGGAACTTCTTTACAATCCATCAGAAACTGGCGCAGGTTATACAACATTTATTGATGATGTATTAACTACAGGCGATAATGCTGACGCATTATTTGAATTATTTCCTGATTCATCAACTTCTTCAAAGAAAATTAGTTTTGCGGGCATTATTACAAACGCAGAATATGGCGCAACACTTGGCGAGGTTCAAGTAATAAATATCAGTTTTATAACAAGCGGTACCATAACAAGCGCTATCTGATACATTGAGTTTATTAGTCAACTAATTAACCAATGCAAAAAAGAACTATTGATCTGTTAACTGAATCTTATAAAGATCAGATGACAGCCAGAAGAAAATACGAATTTAAAAATAAAAACGGAGAAAAAATTGTCGATTTATACTTTAAGCCTTTAACAAGGGATGATCGAGTTCGCGCTCAATCAGCGGCAAATACAGATGATGCTTTGACAATATCAACATATCTTCTTTGTAAAAATGCAGAATTAGAAGATGGCACAAAGGCATTTGCACCCGCAGATGCGCCCAACCTACAAAGAGAACTTCCAGAAAATGTCTTGAACGAAATTGAATTATTTATGTTCGACATTAAATTAAATGTTGATACAGCAAAAAAATAATATCGCGAGATAATTGGATAAATTTTGAATTTTTTCTCGCAACAGAATTAGGCAAAACAATTCAAGAATTACGTTCTTTGATTACAGAAGAAGAACTAATATATTGGGCTGCATATTATGAAGTTAAGAATGAAAGAGAAAAAAGAGAATTAAATCGCCAAAGAGCAAATAGAAGGTAATATATAAGAAAAGGTTTTGTTAATTTGTGGCACAGGCTAATGTAAAACTTACAGTTGATGCTTCGCAGGCCACAAGAGCATTAAAAGGTGTACAGGCGCAATCAACAGGGTTACAAAATAATTTAGGAAAACTTAAGGCCGCATTTGCGGGTGTTGCTTTCACGGCGGTTGCAAGACAAGCTGTTAATACGGCTTCAAATTTTCAGGCTTTACAATTAAGAATGAAAGTTTTGACGTCAGAATTTGGAGAATTTGCAGGAGCGCAAGAATTAGTTAGAAAAGCGCAAGATAGGTTTAATTTATCAATAGTTGAAGCAACAAAAGGTGTAACAGATATTTTTGCAAGATTGAGACCGCTAGGTATCGGATTAAAAGATATCGAAACTACTTTTATAGGTTTTAACACGATTGCAAAATTAGCGGGATTAAACGCAACTGAAGCGAGCGCGGCATTTACTCAACTAGCGCAAGGTTTAGGTTCTGGGCGTCTACAAGGGGATGAATTTAGAAGTATCGCAGAACAGGTTCCGCAACTATTAAAAGCCATATCAGACGAAACTGGAATTGCTTCAGGTAAATTAAAAGATTTTGCGTCAAAAGGATTGCTCAAATCTGACATCATTTTGAGAGCTTTAGCAAAATCAGCGGATGAAGGCGCAGACAAAATTGGTGCGATCATGGACGCTTCGCCCGCAGAAGTATTTAAATCATTTAACAACGCTGTCCTTGAACTTCAATTAACACTTGGCGATAAATTATTACCTGTAGTTCTTAAAGCAACTAAAGGTTTGACAGCATTAATTGAAGGAGTTGTCAGTTTTGTTGATAGTGAAGCGGGAACAGTTACATTTACATTTATTGGAATTGCGGCGGCTATAAAAGGAATTGCAGTTGTTGTTCCTATTGTTGCGGCACAAATAACGGCATTGAAAGCGGGATTTATTGGAATAACTGTTGCGTCAAGAGTATCACTTGGAAGTCTTGTCGCTTATAAAGCTACACTTGCGGCGACTTCAGCGGGATTTGCCACGGCTACCGCCGCCGCTACAGCATTTAAAATTGCTATTGCAAAAACTGGAATCGGTCTTTTGGTCATTGGACTTGGGTTTGTTGCCGCCGCTTTGATGAAAGCAAATTCAGAACAAAAAAAATTCAATGATCTTTTGGAACAAGGAAGCGCGGCTGAAATAACAAGAAATATTGAAGAAACAGAAGAAAAAATTAAAAAATTAGAGGAAAGTCTTCAAGGTTTAGGAACAAACAGAAGTGATCGCGGAACCAAACTCGCAATTGAAAGAGATATTGTAAAAGCAAATGAAGAAGTTGAAAAATTAAAACTAGGTTTAGAAGATGCAAAACTTAGAGATTTGAGCAAAGAATTCGAAACGATAAAGAAAAATTTGACAGATTCAAATGCTTCCTTGCAAAAAAATAATACAATTTCAAAAGAACTTACTGAAGAAGCAAAGATTAGAAAAGAGCATGAACTAGCTATTAAAGAACTTGAAGAACAGTTTGAAGGCAAACAATTAGAAGAGTTAAAACTTTTACAAGAGCAAAATTTACAGCACAAACTTAAAGGGGAACAAATTAAAAGAAATGCAGAAGAAGCAAAAAAATTAAATGATGCCTTTAAAAAGATTGGAGAAGACATTGGAACAGGTATTACTGATGCTCTAGTCGGTGCTATAGAGGGAACCAGAACTCTTGGAGAAGCGGCTAAATCAATTATTAATGATCTTGCATCGTCCTTGTTAAGACTTGGAGTTCAAATGGCTCTTACAGGCTTATTAGGTGGAACTAAATTTGGCTCATTCTTAGGGTTTGCAAATGGAGGAAGGCCGCCTGTTGGAAAGCCTTCGATTGTAGGCGAGCGAGGGCCGGAAATATTTGTTCCTCGTTCTGCGGGAACTATTATCCCAAATAATCAAATTGGCGGCGGCGGTATTGTAAATAATATAAATGTGAATGTATCGGCTGAAGGTATGCAATCAGATGCAAATGAAAATCGCGGGAAAGAACTTGGCGTTGCTCTTGCTTCGGCGATACAATCAGAATTAATAAAACAAAAAAGGCCGGGAGGTTTATTAGCAACTTAAAATGGCAACCTTTCCAAGCGTCACACCTACATATCAAGGTTTTTCAAAGAAGTCTGCGCCCGCTGTTCGCACAGTAAGATTTGCAGATGGATTTGAACAAAGAATATTTTTTGGCTTGGCAAGCAATCAAAACCCGAAAGTCTATAATGTTAATTTTGAATTAAGCGAAACAGAATCAGATGTTGTCGAAGCTTTTCTTGATAGCCGTGCAAACGATCAAGAAAGTTTTACATTTACACCGCCCGGTGAAGGATTTACAAAAACAGGAACTTATTCACAATCAGGAACAACAGTTACAATTACAATTTCAAATCATGGTGTTGCAATAGGCGATGTTTTGACAATCGACTACACATCAGGGTCTGCAACTGATGGTTCTTTTACAGTTGCAACAGCGGTTGACGCAAACACTTTTACAGTTACAGCCGCTTCAAGTGCAACAAACAGCGGAAATGTTTCAATCACTCTTTCAGGTGCAAAATTATTTGTTTGCGAAAGTTGGTCAAAATCTATTCCATATAACAACAGGGCATCAATCAGCGCTACATTTAGACAGGTGTTCGAGCCGTGAGTTCAGATAAAATTGTAAGTGATTTACAGAAAGTTAACCCATCAGCGGTAATTGAACTTTTTACTTTAACACTTGATAATTCACTACATGGCGCAACAACAACTTTTCGTTTTCATGCGGGAACAAGTTTGAAAGATAACGGCGAAATAATTTGGCAGGGTAACGCATATACAAGATTTCCTGTTCAGGCAGAAGGTTTTCAATATGGAAAAGGCCAACTTCCACGCCCAACGCTTACTTTTTCAAATGCTCTTGGAACACTTTCAGCAATACTTCTTACAGTTAACGCAATAACTACAGGAAACGATTTGACAGGCGCAACTGTTAAAAGGATAAGAACACAAGCAAAATTTATTGATGCCGCTAATTTTCCAAGCAATGTAAACCCATATGGAACCCCAGACAACACGGCAGAATTTCCCCAAGAAATTTACATTATTGACAGAAAATCGGCAGAAAATCGAACTGTTGTATCTTTTGAACTTGCGGCGGTTTTTGATATGGCGGGAGTTCGAGCGCCTAAACGTCAATGCACCCGTGCAGAATTTCCAAGTATTGGATTGATTTCAGGATGACTTGGAAGGCTGACGCATTGCTTCATGCCAAAGAACAAGACCCGAAAGAATCTTGCGGTCTTTTGTTAAATATTCGCGGAAAAGAAAAATATTTTCCTTGTCAAAATTTAGCAATTACTTCGCATCAATGTTTCATAATGAATCCAGAAGATTTCGTTGCGGGGGATTCTCTTGGAGAAATTATTGGAATAGTACATTCACACCCGACAACACCGCCTGTCGCTTCAGAAGCCGATAAAATAAGCTGTGAGCAATCAAATTTACCTTGGTATATTGTCAACCCTAAAACGGAAACATGGGGCGAATATGCGCCATCAGGATATGAACCAGATATGATCGGCTTGCCTTGGGTTTGGGGTGTTTCTGATTGTTGGTCACTTGTTCGCAGATATTATAAAGAGAAATTAAATATAGAACTTAGAGATTGGGAAAGGCCAACAACACCTGAAGAATTTCAAGCTGACCCGATGTTTGAAAGATGCGCGAAAGATACAGGATTTGTTGAATTAAAAAATAACGAAAAATTAAAAAATAACGATTTATTATTTATGTCAATTGGGGTTGTCGGATTGAATCATGTGGCGATTTTTGTAGATGGCGATGTAATACATCATTTAAGAGATAGACTATCTTGTAGAGAGCCATACAACCCTTGGTTGTTAAAATGCACAGGAATGAGGTTGCGTTATGCTTCGTAAAATTAAGCTATATGGAGAACTGGCAAAACAAGTCGGTCATAAAGAGTTTGAAGATATAAATGTTTCTAATGTAGCCCAAGCCGTAAGTTTTCTTATAAATAATTTTCCACAACTGGAAAGTCATATGGCAAATAGATATTATAAAGTCATAACTAATGAGGAGGAAATTGGTGCGGACGAGCTACACAATCCTATTGGTAAATCAGATATATCTTTTGTACCTGTTATTTCAGGTTCGGGGGGTAATTTCGGAAAAGTGCTTCTTGGAGTGGCCTTGATCGGTTTATCATTTACGCCGATGGGTGCGGGGCTTTTTGCAGGCGGTTCAGGTGCGGGATTAGCAGGCGGAGGTGGTTTAATAGGTGCAACAGGTTTATATGCGGCAGGGGCATATGGTTCGGCGGCTCTTGGTCTTATCGGTGCAAGTTTAGTTCTTAGCGGCGTAAGTGGGATGCTATTTCCTACGCCAAAAATGCCTGAATTTTCAAGTGAACAAGACCCGCGTTTGTCGTTCAGCTTTTCAGGAACGCAACAAACAAGCCGAGCTGGAACGCCAGTTCCTATTGTCTACGGCGAGATTTTTACAGGTTCAGTTGTTATTTCTGGAGGAATTGATACGGAGCAAGTTCAAGCATGACCGATAAAAGAAAAATTATTCGCGGTTCAGGTGGTGGAGGTTCGCCACCGCCCCCAAGACAACCGACAAGAACCCCTGACACGCTTCACAGTAAACAGTTTGCGACTTTCCTTGACCTTATATCAGAAGGAGAGATTGAAGGTTCTGCAACCGCTTCAAAAGAAGGTATAACAGATCGCACTTCAGCCGCTTATGTCAACGCGTATTTAAAGGACGTCTTTCTAAATGATACCCCTGTTTTGCAAGCATCTGCAAATTCATCAAACCCTGCGGATTCAGATTTTAATTTTCAGAATGTTACTTTTACACCGCGTTTTGGAACTGCAAACCAGACAAAAGTTGATGGAATTGAAAGTTCTTCTTCAATCACGCCTGTCGGTGTAACAGTTACAACTTCAGCGCCAGTTACAAGACAGATTACAAATACAAATGTTGATCGGGTAAAAGTAACTGTCAGTTTTCCGCAGATACAAAAAGCAACAACAGATGGTGATCTTTTAGGCTCTACTGTTCAATTGAAAGTCGCTGTTCAATATAATTCAGGAGGTTTTACAGATGTAATTACAGATACGATTACAGGTCGAACCGCTGACGCATATCAAAAAGATTATTCAGTAAAAATCACAGGTTCTTTTCCCGTTGATATAAGAGTTATAAGAGTTACCGCAGATTCAACAGATTCATCTTTAATAGATTCTTTTCAATTTGCCAGTTTTGCAGAAATAATTGATGATGCAAGTACTTATGCAAACTCAGCATATAACGCAATAAGGCTTGATTCTCAACAGTTCAGTTCAATTCCACGCCGTAAATTCCGTATCCGCGGTATCAAAGTAAGGATTCCGGGCGCAGGCGCTTCTAGTTCAGGAACGCCAACTGTTGATTCTGCAACAGGCCGGATTGTTTATCCTGACGGCTATATATTTGGAGGTACTTTTCAGGCCGCGACTTGGTGTTCATGCCCTTCGATGATTTTGCTTGATCTTTTGACAACAGAAAGATATGGATTTGGAACGCATATTGCAGATTCAAACCTTGACTTGTTTTCTTTTGTAACCGCATCAAAATTTGCAAACACTCTTGTTGATGACGGTTTTGGCGGACAGGAGGCGCGCTTCTCATGTAACGTAAATATTCAATCTTCAAGTTCCGCGTTTGATTTAATAAATGAACTTGCGGGTGTCATGCGTTGTATGCCGATATGGTCAACAGGTAGTATTTTACTTGCTCAAGATTCCCCAAAAGATTCTTCTTTCCTTTTCTCACTCGCCAATATTTCAAGTGATGGTTTCAATTATTCAGGTTCAAGTCTGAAGCAAAGACATTCTGTAATATCTGTCAGTTATTACAATATGGATTCGCAAGATATAGATTACGAAGTTTTTGAAAATACCACACTTTCAGCAAAGATTGGAACTGTCGTTAAGCAAGTAAAAGGTTTCGCGTGTACATCGCGGGGTCAAGCGCAAAGATTGGCAAAAGCAATTGCATTTTCAGAAGCAAATGAAAGTGAATTAGTGACATTTACTACATCAATGGAAGGCGGTTTGATGTGTAGGCCGGGCGCTGTTATTAGTATCAATGACCCTGTTCGCGCGGGTGTTAGGCGTTCAGGAAGACTTAAAAGCGTTACTTCAACAACAGTTGTTACAGTTGACGATACAGAAAATACAGATTTACCCACAACAAACAGTCCGACTTTATCTCTGATTTTGCCTGATGGCACAGTTGAGACAAAAGATATTTCAGATATTACAAATGGCGTTGTTACTGTTTCTGAAGCATTTTCACAGACGCCAAATGCAAACACAATCTATTTAATTCAAAATTCAACAGTTGAAGCGCAAAAATTTAGAGTAATAACAGTTGAAGAAACAGATTCAACAAATTATACAATTACAGCTTTATCTTACATAAATGAAAAATACGCATTTATTGAAGATGGGGCATCTTTACCAACAAGAACAGTTTCAAAATTAAATGAGCTACAGCCGCCGCCTTCTAATCTTTCAGCCGTTGAAACAATCGTTCCGATTAACAATCAGGCCGTATCAAAAATATTTTTAAGTTGGCAGCCAATAGTCGGTGTCATTGAGTATCAAGTTAATTATCGTTTTGAAAATGGTAACTATTTCACAGAAAGAGTTTCAAGACCTGATTTTCAAATAATGAATAGTCAGCTTGGAACTTATGAATTTCAAGTTTTTAGCTACAACGTAAACGGGCAACTTTCAGCAACTTCAAATGACCTTACTTTTGAAGCTGTTGGAAAAACTGCACTTCCACAAGACGTTTCAAATGTAACTGTTGAACCTGTAAACGATCAATTTGTAAGATTACGCTTTGATAAAGCAACAGACGTTGACGTGACCCACGGCGGCAACATTGTAGTCAGGCACAGTAATTTGACGGATGGAACAGGCACTTTTACAAATTCTGTTGATATTATTCCCGCCCTACCGGGTAACGTATCAGAAACACTTGTCCCCGCTATTGAAGGGGAATATATTCTCAAATTCCGCGATGACGGCGGACGTCTTAGTTCTGGCGAAACTTCAGTTGTTGTTACAATCCCTGATGCGGTACCCAAACTTGCAATTCTTACAGATAGAGAAGATACTGACGCAACACCTTTTAATGGTGCAAAAACAAATACATTTTTTGATTCAAATTTAAGTGGCCTAGTGCTTGGGTCAACGACTGAGCTTGATTCCGTAGGTTTAATTGATTCTTTATCTTCAATTGATTTTCTTGGCGATATTGCTTCTTCTGGTAAATATGATTTTGTAAGTAATGTTGATTTTGGCGCAAAACAAGTCGTGAATCTGACCCGTCATATGGTTACAGAATCTTTTTATCCTAATGATTTAATTGATTCAAGAACAGCTTTAATTGATGTTTGGACAGATATTGACGCTCAAACGGCCTTTGATACAAACGCAAAGCTACTTGTTGCAATAACAGATTTAGACCCTGACTTATCGGTTTCGGCAACCTACGCCCAAACTGGAACACAAATTGTAATAACAAAAGCAAATCACGGCTATGTAGCGGGAAATGTTATTGTTGTTGATTTTACTAGCGGAACAGGTATTGATGGCGAATACGTTATTCAAAGTACAGGAAGTGTAAATGATTTTGTTTTGACAGGAACTACAAGTCAGACAACAAGCGGAAATTGCACTTACGGGGCTAATTTCACACCATTTGAGCCGATGGCAAATGGAACTTTTATCGGTAGAGGTTTTAAATTTAGAACACAATTAACAAGCGATGACCCTGCACAAAGTATTTTAATCAAAGAACTTGGATATTCTGCAAATTTAATAAGAAGAACAGAGTCGCCGACAGCCGTTATTGCTTCAGGGACTTCTCGCAAATCGGTTTCTTTCATAAATACCTTTTTTACGGGTACTTCTGAACTTGGCGGGTCAACAACAGCACATCTTCCAACAATTGGAATTATTCTTGAAAATATGGAAAGCGGGGATTTTTTCAGCCTTCACAACATTACCGGAAGCGGCTTTGATATAGATGTTAAAAATGGTTCAAGTTTTGTTGATAGGAATTTTAGATATACCGCTGTCGGATTTGGGCGCGGTTCCTAGAATTATGATAATCTTAAGTAAAAATAGATAGAAAATGGCAACGCATGATTATGTTCTAGATAATGCCACAGGGGCGAATTTTCGTTCAGACCTGAACAATGCTTTGGCCGCGATTGTAAGTAATAATTCATCATCAACTGAACCTTCTACAAAATACGCTTATCAATGGTGGGCAGATACAAATGAAGGCGTTTTAAAAATAAGAAATAGTTCAAACGATGGGTGGGTAACTTTATTGCAACTTGACGGAACTTTGACGCTTGAAGATGGTTCTGCAAGTGCGCCCGCTTTAGGTTTTAGGGATGATTTAAATACTGGTATTTTTTCAAGTGCGGCTGATACTGTCGATGTAACTTGCGGAGGAACCACAAGGGGAAGTTTTTCTTCCTCTGGTTTGACAGTTACAGGAAATGTTACTGCAACAACTTTTGTCGGTGATGTAGACGCCGTTGATGGGGATTTTGACGGAACTTTAGAAGCTGATGCAATTACTGTTGCGGGTGTGGCTTTAAATACGGTCATAGCGGGTGTTGCTTCTACAAATGTTACTGTCGCAGATGAATCTTCAGATACAACTTGTTTTCCTTTATTTGTAACAGCAGCAACAGGTGACCTACCGCCAAAGTCAGGTTCAAATCTATCTTTTAATTCTTCTAATGGAACATTAACGGCAACAGCTTTTTCTGGAGACGGCTCTGCCCTTACAGGGGTTGGTGGTACAACAATAAATAACAACGCAAATAACAGAGTTATTACTGGTTCTGGAAGTGCTAATACTTTAGAAGGTGAATCTGAATTGACTTATGATTCTGGTACACTTAATCTTATCCCAGCTTCTGGCGAAGGTAGAATACTTGTTATTGGTAGCGAAGGAGAAGACGCAAGATTAAGTTTAGTTTCTGATGATGGAGATGACCATATAGACCAATACAATATTGAAGCAAGAGCAAGTGATAACTCATTTAGGATAGATCAATTTTCTGGAGGTTCGCGTGTTGATAGATTATCAATAGACACAGAGGCTTCAGGTGGTAATGTAACTATACATACTGGAAACCTCGTAATTGGAACTTCTGGTAAAGGTATTGACTTTAGTGCTACCTCTGGAACAGGAACAAGTGAGCTTTTTGACGATTATGAAGAGGGAACTTTCAGTCCAGAATTTAACTCTGGTTCTGCTTCAAGTGCTTGTTATGATAGTGGGGTAAGTTATTCATCACAAGTTGGTGTATATAGAAAAGTCGGTCATGTTGTTCATTTTATAATTAAATTACAAGTATCATCTGGAACTCTTAAAAGTGGTAGTTTACAAATAAACAATTTACCATTTACGTCTGGAAATTTTAGCAGTTTTGCAACAGCAGGTGGTGCTTCTTATGGTTTCACAACTGGATATTTTTCCGATACTGCAGATTTACCAACAATATTTCAAAGTCCCGGTTCATCCCATCTCCAATTTTTTAAAACTGATGGTAATAACTTTTTAGGTACTAATCTAGCACAAGCGGCAGGTCGATTTGACCTACATGGACATTATTTCACTTCATAGACCGAGCTATGTCTCTAAACTAAGCCTAAACCTGTTTTAATCGGAGATTAATCCTAATGGCACTTACAGAGTCAATCGAATACGACAAGATAGAGGTCGTGGGCATTTATAAAGCGGTGCAAATAAGAAAGGCAACAGTCATTAAAAAAGATGGCAACGAATTAACAAGATCTTTTGAAAGATATGTACTGCAAGCTGGTACGTTAGATGATTCTGATAACCTAGTAGATACTGATTTATCAGCACAGCCAGCCGAAGTATCTGCAATATGTAACGCTGCGTGGACTGATGATGTCAAAGCTGCGTGGAAGGCTAAACTGATAGCAGACAAACCATCTGAATAATGTCAAAAAAACTAACACGAATAGATCAGATCAAACTAGACATGACAGTTGCAATTGATGAAGGCAACAAAATTCAACAAAAAATTCAAGAGCTAGTAACTGCTCGTGATTCTATTAAAATGAAGATTTTTTCTTGTCAAGAAAGAATTGCTGAACTTGAAAATTTTGAAAAAGAAGAGATAAAAGAAAAAGTTAATTAATTTTCTCGTTCATTTGTTTTGTCATAACCCCAAGAGTCAGATATAAAGGCGCCAATGCACATATTCCACAAAAGGTTATAATTGTACAAGGTACTAACGCACGAAGTAGGGCTGATCTCATGGCAAGGATTTCTCAAATATTATCTATTTTAAGTTTTATAATCAGCGCGTCAATGTTAGGCGCGGGCGTCTATGGTTACATGATGGTAACAAGTGATGATTTCAAAGAAAAAATGATTCAACAAGTTATTGATAAAATACCCTTACCAGAAGTTCCCAAAATACCAAAAACAACAGGCAACGTAATTCCATTTTAATTTTGGAAATACCAGAAATTAATATTCCCAACATACATATTCCAGAACCTATCCATATTGAACCGCCTATCGTCCTTGATACGCCTGTTTCTATTGATATGGGCGTTCCTGTTATTGATGCGCCTTGCGCTGTTGTACGCGATTCTCTAACAGGTGGTAAAGATCATTTTAATAACGACCCCGATGGAAATGTTGCCTTATGTGATCACACCGCACCATTTTATTTTGCCCCTGATTATTCGCCATCTGCAAAAATAATTACACCAAAACAAAACACCAAAACAGAAGCGCCAGAAATACCAGATATAAAAACGCCAGAAATTCCAAAAACAAAAGAAAATAATGATAATAACGTTATTGAAGAAAAAGAAATTGATTGCCCTGCGAAAAACCAACGATTCAGATTAAATGATCTAAGAAACGCAGAGGCGCAAGAAAAAGTTGTCGGCTTTGAAGTAATAAATGGAAAATGTGTGGAATTATGGGGTAAAACTAATTTTGTCGATAGAAACCTTCCCTCGTCTTCCGTAGTAGCAACGACTTTAGTGGTAACTATTGTCGCAACATCCGCCGCAACTGCTACGCCTTTTTTGACAAGACTGCTAAAACCAATATTTAAACAGATAATAAATCGCGCAAAAAAACTAATTGGCAAAAAGTCAGGAACTAAATTCAGTTCTTCTTCTCGTTTGAAGAAACAGAAACTTCTTTCAAAGAATGTTGATGATTAATTAACGTATTGCTTGGATTTGTTAATTCGACATCTTCGCATAATTTATAGTACTTTGTTCCTTTTTTCCAGTTATACCCCTTAGATAAAAGATCGCCGCATGTTTTCAAACGTCCGAGTTCAAGCGCGTACATATTGTCGTTTATTCTTGCCTGAATTAAATCTGATTGTCTTTGTTGCGCTTCGCGGCATAACCTGACTGCCTTACGATCAAGTGAAATATTCCAAGATAAACTGATTCCCGGCGAAATATTATATGTATCTTTTTGCGCTGTTCTTATTGTTTTATAACCGATAATTTGGCCGGGGTTGTCGGGGTCGCCATCGCCTATAGTTACGCCGTTTGCATCTGTCGCGCCTTCTGTATCTTTTACTGAATATATAGGGTCTAGATAATAGTCTTGATAAGGTTTTGTAAATGAAGCTGAAGAAGTGACAAAAGGCTGGATAACTAAAGTATCAGATTGACAGACTACAGTATTACCGCCGACTTGATTTTGAAATTGTCTTGTCGGCATATTCATCACGCCTAAATTTGTAACGCTTCCAGACGAATTTGATACTGGATTATTTGTCATATTGGTATTGGCATAAGTTGGAAACTGGACAGAAAAAAATAATATTGCGCCTGCTATCTTAAATTTTTTTATCATTGTGTAAAAGTGGACGTTGATTCAGTTACAGATTGAACTTCAATAGTGCGGTCTATATGGACATAAGAATTTAGCCCCGGCCCAATATACGACTCGTGAAATTGAGTTGCCGCGCCTGCTGTCGATTGCTTCCATTGGGGTTTAGTAGTCAAATTTATTCCTGTTGTTGTTGATGTAACGCCGTTAATTGTTTGTGTTGCCCCTGCAATCGCTTCAGGACTGATCGTTCCGCCTGCCGTGACCGCTTCGACATTGGTTCCGCCTGTTGTGTACTGATACCCCGTAGAATAAGAATAAGACTGAATTATTTCCCGTGTTGATTGTGAACTTGTTGTTCGAGATATAGAACTTCCGGCCGAAAAATTAGGAATAACTGGAATAGCAAAACAGGGCGAACTGGAGAATAAAAAAAGGCTTATAAATAAGCGCCGCATTATTCGATTTCGATAGAACTTGTTATTGAACCTGTTACACTTGTTCCCGCCGCGCCGGGGCTTAATGTTATAGTTCCGCCTGCTACTGAAGTGATTCCTATTGATTGCCCTGTATTAGACCCGCCTGAATATGTGATTGTGTCGCCTGTTACTGGTAAAGAAGAGACAATTCCAGAAGAAACGCTTGCCGTTGTAGTTACCGCATCCCCTTGAATAAATGATTCTGAAAAACTTGTTGCGGCGCCCGCTGTGGTTTGAGTATAAGACCCTGTTCCGTGTGTTGCGGCCACGCCTGTTAATACTGAACTGTTATCTAGTGCGGGCGAATCAAGATGCCCCATTGTTCCCGCTGTAATCCCTGTCGAACTCATCGAATAGGTTGAGCCGATTCGTTTTGCCTGCGAATAGCTACCATCAACCACGCCTTGCGCTGATGCCGTAATTTTGTGGATATAGCCCGCTTGCAGAGGCAAAGGAAGCAAAAATAAAATAGAAAGTAATTTTTTCATTTGATACCTACTTTCGAGTTTTTGTTGTCTACTATATCTACTTTACCTTTTAACTTTTTTTTGTCATTATTCTTACTTTTCAGGTCAACTCCAAATTGCGTAAGGACGCCCGAAAGCAAGCCTGCGGCAAAGGTGGTATCAATTTGTCTTACAGGGTTCGGGTTATAGTATGACCAAGAAATAACCGCCAAAGACCACCCAAGAACGACAAGTTGAACGAAAGTTGCAACAATATTCGGCCTTTGTTTTTCTTCTTCTAGTTCTTCCATAAAACGGCCTTTTTGCTAAAACTAGCAAACTTGTCTAGAGTTGGGAAGAATATATTACAAAAAATGATTCGATTTATCAAGCCAATACTGAAGTTCTTCGTCAAATCCAATGCGGTAAAATCTCTTGTCGTTGGATTGCTTGAGGACTACAGCAAGTCCACAGAAACGGACATTGATGACGAAATAGTTAAGTTAGTTAAAGAAAAGTTGTGGCCTGTAACATAACTTTAAGTTATGGTTGGCGTAAGGGATTCGGTGGTTAGTCCCTTCTCTGCAAAAAATGGGCTAACAGTCCCCAATGTTAGCCTATTTTCAATATAAGGAGGTCATGTTGCTATGGCTTGGGATGATTGGCTTACCATAACAGAAACGCTTGAAGATCAACTTTATCTTGAGATTCAAGCGCGGATGTTGGCCGAGATAACTGACTTCGATTATTTACTTGATATAGCTGTAAATTATCAGCGGCAAAATTGGCAAAAAGACGAGATCATCAAAAATTGCATTGCAAAAATTGGCGATCTCGAAACAGAAATAATAAAGATTAGTCTTAAAAAAGAAAAAGATAATAATTCAAGAATTAAAAAGGAATATCATCGCCCGCTGTAGGCTCAATAAAGTTTAAATTTATATTTCCAAATAGTCCATATTTGCCTTCTTTGGCTTTTGCGTTGATGTAGATACCATCAACTTCGACTTCTTCTTTCTTTGAATAATCCCAAACTTTCCCTTTCTTTTGTTTGGTATCAACCATTTTCATAACTTCTTCACAGAAGGCGGGAACAGATTCAGAAGGAATAAACATAGAAAATTTTTGTGGAAATCTATCTTGATCTTCATATTC